CTAATTACGTTTAGTATTTAAAATAACTTTAATCTCAATTAATTCTATAAATACAATTAATAATAATACTGACAATATGTATTCTATATCATCAAACTCGAATGCTATTGTGACTGTAAAACTTAAAAAAATTGTTAATAGAAAACCTACAACCATTCTTAAATAATTGTATGTAATCATTGTTGAGAAATAAAACAATAAAATAGTCATTGCTAGTAATGTTATATTTATTAGTATCACTTTAATTCACTCCTTTGGATTACTAAAACCTGAGCTACCAAAACCTTTTGTACCTCGAACGGTTTCATGATGAAAGTCATCTACAATTTTTAAAACTGGTGTTTCAATTGGTACAATAACCAATTGAGCTAACTTATCGCCTTGATTTATTTGATAAGTACCGTATTGATAAACTGTGTCAATTGATTTTAATTCGCCAGTTATATCAAAAATTGCAGGTATATTATATCCACTTACAGCGTTAGTATCGTTCTTGATATTTATGCCTAAATTACCAGTATAACCAGCATCTATCTTGCCTGTTTCAATCACTAAATGCGTTTTACTACTGACACCACTTCTTGATGTTAATAATCCTACATAGCCTTTAGGAATATTGACAGCTATATCAGTTTTTATCACCGCTTTATCTTGTGGTTCAAGTATCAAAGTTTCGGCTGAATATATATCTAATCCAGCCGAATGATGATAAGCACGTGTGGGTAAGGTTGCATTTGGGGATAATAATTTAATTTGTAGCTCTTTAATCATGTTCGTTGTACCTCCGGTCTGATGTTGTTGGTAATATTTAAAAATCTAATTTTCACTGTATCACCTTCTGAAATGATAATTATTAACTAAAAAAATACTTTTATATTTATATTTCTTTAACCTTATTCAAATCAATGTCTAATGCTTCACATATTTTTTTAATCGTTAAAAATCCAGGGTTTTTATTTTCTAATTCAACTGATCGAATAGTCGAGTTTTGTAAACCTGTTAATTTAGCTAACTGATATCGACTTATTCCTTTTTCTTCTCTTAATTTTTTTATATTAAGCATATAAGTACTCCTTAGTATTGTTTGTGACGAAATTTCGTTTTATAATTATAATAACCCCACACATCTGGGAGGTGATTTTCTTGCTTATGCGAGGTTTTAAATCACCCTGTGGTTTTATAAGTTAGTAAATTTAAATTCGGACATCTTTTGTCGTGTCCCATCGTCAAACGAGAGACGTTAAAATCGGTAAATGATATTTAGGTAGTAACTAGATATCATTAGACTTTAATTGAAGACTTATGTACATGACAGGGCTGGAGACGATACCAGCAAAACATGTGCTGTTAGTCGTAGTAGCTAAAGCCAAACAAAATTTCCGTAGCACATACTTTCTACGACAAGGTATGTGTTTTTTGTTAGCATTTTATATTAAACAAAATGAGTTGTTTCTCTGTCTTTAACTCAAATCTTGTTAAACTCCTACATTTGATAATTTACTCGTCATCAACGTCTGCCCATTTCGTTTTAAGGTGGTCTTGAAATGCTTGTCTATCACGCTCAAATTGTTCATCGTTTTGCGGTGTAGCATTAACTGGTGGTGTAGGACTATTTTGTTGTTCTAACCAAATCGGTGTTTTTTCTTTCGATGTTATTTTAAACGTCGGCGTTTGTTCTTGACGCTTTAAATTAAGTTGTTGAATCTCATATGCTCGCACTTGCTCAATTGATTGTAAATTTAAATTAAGCCATGAATTTAATACTGACTTGGCATAACCCCAACTAACTTTGTTACGATCCTTAGCAATTTTTAATGCTGCTATAATGATGTCATCTGCATCGTTGTTAAATTGATTGAGGTAATAATTCAAGTCTTCTTGAATGTATGGGCTCAATTGACCAAATCCATTTTCTTGAAAAAAGACGAAGGCATTTATAATCTTCTTCTCCTTCTTTACATTCTTATCATTCTTATAATTCTTTATATTCTTTACATTCTTAGTCGTGTTCAGTGTATTGTTCAGTCTGTTGTCCTTCTTTTGTTCAGTGTATTGTTCAGTTTGTTGTTCAGTTTGTTGTTCAGTGTATTGTTCAGTTTGTTGTTTTTTATTTTCCTCATTTCCTTGATAAACGCCGTAGTTACGCACTTCAATGGTTGTTCCGTTTCTTGTCTTTTTAGTGGCTATCATATTGTCTTTTTCTAGTGCATTTAAATAGTTTCTTACGGTGTTTCTTGAGACGTTCCAACGCTCTGATAATTTTAATTCTGATGTATGAAAAGTGCCACGTTTGATGGTGATTAATTCACCACCTATCATTGTCTTTTTATCTGTATGATTGGTTAGTAATAAAATATCCATCCACCATTTAAATCGTTTAGCATCTTCCCAAATCCAATGATCTATTATTTTACGATGTATTTTAATCCAACCAGTCATTTAATCACCTCATATAACTATTAAATTAAAATGGTAAATCATCATCAGTAATTTCTAATGGTGGTACTTCATTACTATCATATACACTTGGTTTATTTTGTTTCTGTTGACTTTTTTCATCATCTTTAATTTCATATTGTTCAAAAATTGGCGTACCATCAAATCGCCAAATACGTTTTAAAACTGTATTCCATTTCTCTGTATAATCGTTATATTCACGCTTTAATTCAATGTTTAATGGTTTACCTATCAAATCTCTTTCAGTGAAGCTAAACGCCCCGTTTACGCCCTGTAATCCTGCTATAGATAAGAATGTATAAATCCAATTCTTAGCATAATCTGTTGTCATATCTGCATTAGCAAAATGAACAAATTCTCCAGCCTCTTTATGTGCAAATGTAATCGCAAATTGTGGATGTCCATTTTTACTTTGTTTGCCTTCAAAGTTTTTTATTTTCACACTATATTGACCAGGATTCATATAATTACCAATTTCTTGTGCACCTTGTAAATTCAAATTAAACTTCATATTATTCACCTTTCTTAATTGCCATTTCTAATCGCTTGTACAACATCGCTAATGCTTGGATTAATAAATTTTTTATTATTGATTGTAACTGATGGAGAATGTCTTATTTTTGTTTCAAACATTCTGGATGGCTCAGCATTCAAAATATAATTTGCTTTGACCTGTCCATTTTCTAATTGTTCTTCTTCAATCATCATTCTTGCTAAGACATCACTTTGGGATGTAATGGCTTTTTTAATTTGATCTTGTGCTTCAATCGTTACTGTTGGATTGATTGTACTGCCTTCTTCATCTTTATCTTTGTTAATGCCTTCGTGGCCTGTAACTACAAAATGAAAGTGATGTAATTCTTGTAACTTTGATATTCGTCTATACATCGTTATGATACGATCTGCTACTTCTCCCCAGTCATTAAAAGAAGGCTTTTTTGTTTTATGTTTCATTACATCAGTTAGCGTAATATCTCTTAGTTTTTGAGCAGTCTCAATAACTACAACATTTATCATCATTTCTTTATCACGCATTTCTTTTAAAATTTGTGGTAGATATTGAATGACATATAAAAAATGTTGGTAATTCTCTATCGATACATCAGCACCTTTATCAACCACTGTTGTGCCATCTTCATTAATATCAATAACAAAGGCATCATTATCCCTTGTCGCAAATGTCGTCTTACCTGAGCCAATTTTGCCGTATATCGCAAATTTATAAAATTTCTTTTTATTCTTCTCTGCAATATTATTTATCTTCAATTTGGCTAATATACTTTGTTGTGGTTTTGATTGCGTCATTATTATTCACCTACTTTGACAGAAAAAGTCATCGGCTTTTCTACTAAATGTGCCCCTTCTAAAACTTCACCATTAACATCAATGAGTGTGCCTGAATCAGTAGCGTTAAAATCTTTCTTTATCTCTTGTTGATTGAGTTTCTTAGTGACTTTGATATAGTCTGTTAATCCACGTGCTTCTAATTGTTCGATTACCATTATCTCATTACTTAGCTGAATAACTTTTGAACCTTTGCGCGATGTCACTTTGCCATAAGGTGTATTTAACTTAAATTTTGCATCTTTTTCACGTTCTTCTTTAAAATATTCTGTTAGAATATGTTCAAAGTAATCTTTATTATGTTGAAGTTGCTCTGTTTGTTTATTTTGCCATTCCTTAATGCGTTCAATTTCTTGAGTAGCAAGTTGATTTATTTCATTTTCTTTAGCTTGAATTGCATCTAATTTTTTAAATGCCCAGTTTGCTTGATCTAAATTAGTTATTTTAAATGTTTCATTTTGGCGTTCAATAGTTTCGATTTCCAATTGTTGTAATTCATTCATTAGATCAAGCCCCTTTTTTCACTAAAATTTGTCCACGCATAACTGCAATAATATAATTTTGCATACGTTCATGTGATTCTGGTTTTACTTCAAAAATCTGTAATAACTTATTATTTGTTTTATATCTATTATGATAATGTAAAAAGTTTATGATTAATTCATTTCTAGGTGTCTTTTCAATTTCCAATAAACAGCATTGGTTTGTATTCTGAAATTCATTAAATAAGTTTTGGTAGATATCGTACATTTTTTGTCTAGGTGTCATTGTCATTGTTGTTGTCCTCCAAAGTTGTTATAATTTAGTTGGTTATTTTTCTAATTGACTGTTAAGCATTGCCGTGCTTAATGGTCTTTTTTATTTCTTGAAAGAAATAATTATCATATAAAAGAAAAGTCATGATAGCTAATAGTGCAGCAGTACCAATAGCAGTTGTGAAATATAATCCAATCATCGCTAATAAAATTGACATGGTTACAAAAATCAAATTAGCAATGACGAATGAAATAAATGATTTGCACATGATGCCCCCACCTCCTTTAATTGCTGATTCTATTAATTACTTTTTGATAAGCATCTAAGATTTGTGGATATAGATAAATCACTCTTGTTCCAATTCGACGTGTAATTTCTACAATTTCAGGTTCACATACAATTTTATTTTGTAGAGTTGACTTACTTAGCCCTGTAATTGTTACTAGATCTTTAATATCAATCGTTGCAATTTGTCGTTTATAATTAGCTAACATCTCATTAACCTTTTTCTCAACAAGAATATTTAGTTGGTCATTGTCTATGCTAAAAGTAAACAATTTAATCAGTCCTTTCGTATATAATTTAGTTATTAAATAATAAGGTGGTGATAAATATGGATAAAAGCGAATTTAAGAATTTTGTCGAAAAAAGAAATAATCGTTTTGAAGAAATTTATAAAGAATTATTTGAGGATAGAGAAACAAATAATCCAAACGATATTTCTTTAATTCAAATCAGTGCTTTTGCAAGAGCAAATGATGAGTTGCTTTTCGAAGTTCTTAAAAAAGACTAAAATCACTACCATTATTGTTTTGTCGATTAATTTCACTAGTAATATTTTCAATATTTAATCGACTATTAATTTTTATGACCTTCCAAATCACAACTGCCATTGTGATGAGGAGGGTTGTTTTAAATAATTTATTCACTACTTATCACTCCCAAATCTTTAATACTGACAACTTTGTTTTGTTCAACCTTAATTTTTGTCTTTTCTTTCTCTAATGACTTAATACAATGTGCCAATTCCTGTTTATCTTCAATGTGCTTTAATAAATGTTTATCATGTAAAAGTAGTGCATTGATTGTGTTTGAATTTCTAATGGTAACCACCTTCTAAAGTGTCTTTTTGGACACTATTTCTTCAAAAAAAATATCATTCATTTCTTCTGCACTTAAACCTAATACATGAACTATTGCTTTTATCTCTTTAGTATCAAACTCACATTCTCCTTTCATTCTTTTATAATAAGTACTTTTTGAAATAGTCAATCCATAATCTTCAAGTTTTTTAATAAATTCTTTGACTTTGATACCTTTTAATTTCAATTGGGACTCTAATTTATTTCTATTCATTAAATCACCTCCTAGTGTCTTAAAAGACACTTTTATATTACAAAATATTTTTTTAATAGTCAAGTACAAAAGTATCTTAAAAGGCTAATTTTTTAAAAATAATTAAGCTTTTTGTTGCTTTTTAGATACTTTTATATTATATTTAATACACATTTCATAGGAGGCTTTTTAATGAAACCCGATATTAAAAGTAGAAGACTAGAATTAGGTCTGACTTTGGAACAAGTCGGGCAAAAAGTAGGTGTTGGTAAATCAACCGTTAGAAAATGGGAAACTGGTGATATAGAAAATATGAAAAGAGATAAAATATCTAAACTAGCTGATGCACTAAAAGTTTCCCCTTCATATATAATGGGCTTTGATAATCAGGCACCCAAAACACATACGAAAGAATTTGAAAAAATAATCGCTCACATTAAAAGTGACGTAACTAAAGAAGAAATGGAAGAAATCATCAATTTCATTGATTATGTAAATAGCAAAAGAACTAACCAACAAAATAATAGCGATAAATAAAGAGAGCTACTATTCAAACACATTTGTTTAATTGTGTTTAAATGTAACTCTCTTTTTTATATATCAAATTATGCATAATTTAACTTTAATAAATTGGAGATGATAAAAAATTAAAATTCTTACAAACTAAAATATAAAGGAGTGAAGTTATGCATCAATACAAGGAGTTGTTTGATGATATAAAGCTTAAATTTATTGAGATGCCTGATAAGTTAGAATGTCTGATTATAGGTAATGATTTATATATTAATAAGAATTTATCATCTATAACAACTAGTGAAATTAAGGAACCAAAGTCTTTATATCATTATCATGATTTTGAATTATTAATCCCCTTAAATCATATTAAACAAGCGATAAAAATACATGGCTGCCAAACTATACCTCAGTTAAGTGATTATTTTAAAGTTCCTGTAACAGAAATCTTACTAACAATATACTTCTATGATGTTAAATACTCAAATTTACATTTTCTCAATATATTCCAAACTTATTTATTAAATATTCATCAAGAAATTATTTAGGAGGCATTTAAATGCAACAAGAATCAACATCATGGTACAAACAAGAGTGGTTTATTGTTTTATCACTTTTATTCATATTTCCATTAGGATTAATTTTAATGTGGAAATTTAGCAATTGGCCATTTTTAGTTAGGTCAATTATTACTGTAGCTATAACTATTATAACTTTGGCTAGTATAACTTATATAGGACAAGTTCAAATGTTTCAACCTTATGTAGAATTAGATTCAAGTAGTGAAAGCAATCAATCTGATGATACAAATAATAAAGATGAAGAAAATCATCAAAAAGCCAATGACCAAACAAATGGTAAATATCAAGAATGGTTTGACACCGTTACAAAAGAAACATCTGATAATTCAAACTCAAGTTCTAGTACTAGCAATGATGATAATATGACGCGCGACCAAAAAGCTGCATTAAATTCAGCAGAAACATATTCAAAATATATGCATTTATCTAAAAAAGGTATCTATAAACAATTAACTTCTGAATATGCAGATAAATTCTCACCTGAAGATGCGCAATATGCAATTGATCATCTAAAAGCAGATTATGATACTAACGCATTAGAAAGTGCTAAAACTTATGCAAAGACTATGAATATGTCAACTAATCAAATATACGATCAATTAATTTCTGAATATGGAGATCAATTCACTCCTTCTGAAGCACAATACGCAATCGACAACTTAGACAAATAAATAAACTGGGCAGCATCCCTGCCCTTTCTTTTATTTTAGGGAGGTAATCAATATGGCATCATTTCAAAAAAGAGGAAAATTTTGGCGCTATAGAATATATTTTCGGGATAAAGATGGGATTGAAAAATCTATTTCTAAATCAGGATTTAGAACTAAAGCAGAGGCCAAAAAAGCAGCCTTAGAAATTGAAGTGAATTTAAAAAATGGTTTTAATGAACATGATAGTTATACACTCGAAAATTGGCTTGATTATTATCTTGAAACTTGGCGCAAAGACAAAATTAGCCATAGTACATTTGAAATTGAGCAGTATGCTAAAAGGAGATTATTAATTTACTATGATCCGAATATTAAAATAAAAGATATTACACCATCAATGCATCAAAAATTTATTAATACGTTAATTGAACATGGTTATAGTAAATCAACTTTATCAAAAACACACCATTTACTTAAGCGTGCAATGGAACGTGCTAAATATGATAGACATATATATTTTAATCCATGTGATGGTATCACGCTTCAACATAAAAACTTAAAAGAACGAGAAAAAGCGAAATATTTACCAAAGGACAAAATCAAACCATTTTTAGATATGGTTAAAAAGCGTGATATTTATCAATATTTTTTATTTAGAACGCTTATTGAAACAGGTATGCGTATTGGTGAAGCAAGTGCATTATGTTGGAATGATTACGACAGAAAAGCCAAAACCATATCAATTACAAAGTCATATGATCAGAAGAGAAATCAATTTGGTGCTACTAAAAATAAAGAAAACAGAATTATATTTATTAGTGACACATTATCAAAAGAATTATTTAAACTAAAGTCCTTGCAGAACGCTAATAAACTCGCAAACAGTGAGTTATATAATATGAGTTATGATTTTATGTTTTGTAATGAGTTTGGTGACCCACTTCCACGCTCAACAACACATAATACAATGAAATACGTTACTGGCAAAATTTTAGGGGCAGGTAACGAGTTAAGTATACATAAATTAAGACATACTCACGCTACACTATTATTAGAGAGTAATGTTCCTATGAAAGTAATTCAAGAGCGTCTTGGTCATAAAAGTGAATTCATAACAAGCAACGTGTATAGCCATGTAACTGAGCAAATGAATAACAACACAAAAGTGAATTTCGAAAAGTTTATACGTGATATTTTTTAA